GCAGGTGGTGGTACTTCTGGCGGTGCTGGCGGTAACGGTGGAGCATCTGGTGTTAATGCTGGTATTGGTAAAACAGGAACAGGTGGCGGTGGTGGTGGCGGCGCTAGAGACGTTTCTGGCGGTAGTAGAGCTGCGCCTGGCGGTAGCGGCAACTATTGGACTGCTACATCTACTACATCTCAAACCGTTACCATATCGCAAGCATCGCCTGGTATTTGCACTGTTACAACCGCACCACAACAGGGAACACCTGTTGTTTTTACAACGACGGGTACACTTCCGTCAGGCTTAACTGCCGGAACAACTTATTATGTATTAAGCATATATACATCAGCTATTGTTTCAACAACCACATTTAACGTATCTGCTACGCTCGATGGTACAGCAATTCCTACTACCAGTGCTGGTTCTGGTACACATACAGCAACATTTACTGCAATTGCTGGTTCTGGTGGCGGTGCGGGCGGCGGGTCTTCAACTAACAGTGGCGGCAGTACAACAGTGGGCGGCGGCGGGTTATACGGTGCTGGTGGTGGTAACTCTAACAATAATCAACCTACAGTTTATGGTCTAGGAGCAAAAGGTATTATTGTTATAACTTATACTCCACCTTCGTATGCGTCACGATTAACAAATACTGGTAACTTATATTTGCCTGGTTATATTGATGAGGTAACAAACAATCCAACAACATTTGGCAGTTTATCATTTAGTGGAACAACGCAATATTTAACCAGTACTGCAACATATACCATAACCACTGGCAATTATACTATAGAATGTTGGGCATATGGTGTAAGTACTGGCGCTTCTCAACAAGGAATTGTTACCCTTACAAACACTACTAGTTCAGGGTTAGGTGGTATATCAATATATGTTAGCGCAACTAACGCAATAAATTTCTTTGTTAATGGCAGCGGTGGCGGAAAAATAGTAACTTCATCAAACGGCGTTTTTTTACCCAACGTATGGAACCATGTTGCACTTGTTGGCAATGGCGGTACAAATACACTATATGTTAATGGTGTATCTGTTGGTAACAATTCGCTTACGCCAACTGTTAGTAGTTATCCAGTTGGTGTTGGTAGACAGTATAATGATAGTACAGCACAAACGTGGAGTGGCTATATCTCTAATTTAAGAATAGTAATAGGCACTGCAGTATACACTGGAAACTTTACTCCACCAACTCAAACACTGCCATCAATCTCTAATACACAATTTTTATTGAATACACCTTATCTACTGTCTTCTGCCTTTACAGATAGTAGTCCAAATAATATCACATTAACTAATACTGGACCAGTAACCTCAATAAAACAAACTCCATTTGTTGCAAGTGGACCAAACATATCGGTTCAGCGTGTTACTACAACTACAAACGCACAGGTTCAAACTGGAGCGCTACAAGTTACTGGTATATTTGATGAAGTAACAATTAATAATAGCGGTGTTGCCCAACGATTATACCCAACTGGTAATTTACAGATTGGTGGTATATTTGATGAAGTCACTAGACCAACATAGTATGACCTAAATATAATGTGGAATAATTTATGGCAAAACTACTAGACGGCACTCGCATTTATGGTAACGCAACAGTTGATAGCAACCTTGTTATCTCTGGTAACTATGCTGCGACTAGTACTACAACAGGCAGTTTGCAGTTAACGGGTGGTGCTGGTATTACTGGTAACTTATATGTTGGTGGCAACTTATCTATTGCTGGTAATACTACTTTTATTAATACCACTACTATTACAACAACTGATACAATTGCCGCACCTACTATTAATGCGGGTACTATTGGTAATAGTGGTGCTACATTTACTGGCACAAGTGCAACTCTTACGGGTGCAGTTCAGGCAAATACCCACACTGGTATAGCAGTATATGCTGGCACAATCGGTAATAGCGGCGCTACATTAACTGGTACCTTATCAACTGCAGCACAAACAAACATTACTTCTGTAGGTACTCTAACTGGTTTAGTTTCAAGTGCCAATATCACTGCACAAACTGCCAACGTATATGCTGCTAATATTATTGGTAATACCGCAATATATGGTGCTGCTTATTATTATCCAAATGGTTCGTTATTTACTGGATTAAAACAAGTTACAAGTAACAATGCACCCGTGACTGCTAACTTTGGTGATCAATGGTATCAAGGTAATACAGATGTATTGTATATCTATATTAAAGATGCAAATAATAACCCATACTGGTTAGATATATCAAGTTCACCTAATACATTTGCTAATATTACTGTAAGTGGACAATTAAATGTCAACAACTTTAATGCTAATACTTTTAGCGGCGCTGCAGTATATGCTGGTACTATTGGCAACACTGGTGCTAATTTAACTGGTGCAACTGTTGTAACTACAGGAAACATTTATAGTGGTGGCAATATTATTGCTGCAAGTGGAACTACAAGCACCACTACAACAACAGGTGCGTTGGTTGTTAGCGGAAGTGGTGGTGTTGGTGTTGGTGGAAACGTTAATGCTGGTGGATATTTGGTTGCTAACGGTGCGTTTAATGAAAATACCACTACTCCAGGTGTATATATTGGTAACTTAATCACACCACGTATTGGTTTCTTTAATGGTAACGCCGCCGCCAACTGGCAAATTGATAACTACAATGGTTCATTTAGATGGTACACACCTGGCACGCCACGTATGACCATAGATTATTTTGGTAACTTGACCATACCAGGTGCCACGTTTATTACAAACGCAGCAGTTAGTACATCTTCATCTACTGGTGCACTGGTGGTAAGTGGTGGTGCTGGTATTGCTGGTAACTTATATGTTGGTGGTAACTTATCTATTGCTGGCAATACTACTTTTATTAACACCACAACTATTACAACAACTGATACAATTGCTGCTCCTATTATTAATGCGGGCACTATTGGCAACACTGGTGCTACATTTACTGGTGCCGGTGCTACATTTACAACTTTAACCAGTTCTACTCATACACCATCTGCAAACTTAACTTATAATCTTGGTAGTACAAGTTCAAGTTGGCAAAATTTATATGTTGGTTCAATTATAAGTTCAAATGGTGGTAGTAGTGGAACAAGTGCTATTACCATAACAAACTATAATACATATGGAAGTGCTGGCTATGCTGGTATGTTTACACTTACTAACACGTATCCAAGTGCAACCACTCCAAACAAATATATTCGTTTGAACAGTGCAGGTGGCATTGAAGTTGTCAATAGTGCGTATAATGCAGTAATTTTTACAATTGCTGATAGTGGAGCAACTACTGTAGGAGGTACGTTGACGCCAGGCAGCAATAATGCCGTTACATTAGGTAGCGCAAGTGCATATTGGTCAACTGTCTATGGCGTAAGTTTTGTTGGAACAAGTACAACAGCAAAATACGCTGACTTGGCAGAAATGTATCATAGTGATGATTATTATGCGTCTGGCACTGTAATGATATTTGGTGGTGATTACGATGTTACTGTATCCACACAATCACACGATACTGCGGTTGCTGGCGTAGTATCAACTAATCCTGCTTATCTAATGAATGATAATTTTGAAAGTGATAATTGGTTGCCTATTGCACTTACTGGTAAGGTTCCTTGCATGGTGCGTGGTCCTGTTGCAAAAGGAACCTTACTTGTTAGCAGTGATCAAAAAGGTGTTGCGTGTGCATTTGATAAATCCTTATATGAACCAGGTTGTATAATTGGTAAAAGTATGGATATTATTTTAGATGATTCTGTTAGAAAAATTGAAATAGCAGTAGGTAGATTTTAACTAAAAAAAATCAATAATAAATATATTAAAATAGGATAACACAAAATGGCATTTCCAAATAGTCCAACTAATGGTCAGATAGCTACACTTAATGGCATATTATATGTTTATAGCAGTGCCAATGGCAGTTGGTCTAAACAAACATCAGGCTCTGGCACCTTACCAGTAAGTGTTAGCGGAACGCTGAATATAAGTGGGACTACAACAACTCCAACACTTACTAGCCCTGCTGCAACACCATTGACTATCCAGTCGGCGGGTACGACGGCTATTACCGTGGACGCATCACAGAACGTAGGCATTGGGACGAGTTTGCCGGGTGCACGGCTTGAAATTTCTAAGGCTTCTGGCGCAGCGGATTTACGTTTTTCTGTCGGAGGAACGTTGTATGGAAATTTCTATTCTTCTATTTCTGATACAAATATTTTTAGTGTTGCTGCTAATCCACTTATTTTTGGAACTACCAACACAGAACGTATGCGCATAGACCAGTCCGGCAGCGTAGGCATTGGGACCAGCAGTATTGATAATTTTGGTTCAACTTCACGTCTATTAAAAATTGCTGGCACTGCATCTTCTGGGTATGGGGCAATTTTACTTAATAGTGGAGCTAAAACTATTGAAATTCTTTGTAATAGCGATAGTAATGTTTTGACTATAGGTTCTCGTTCTAACGATTATTTTGGTTTTTGTACAAACGATACCGAACGTATGCGCATAGACACCTCCGGCAATCTGCTGGTGGGGACGACGACCTTGCCGATAGCTGCCACAAGGGTTGGCATCAGTGGGTCTTCCCCCATTAGCGTTGGCGTTTTATCATTTGTAAATACAGGTGCATCTACCAAAAAATGGTCAACTGGACCAGACGGCAACGGCAATTATATTGTGTATAACGATGCCTCTGTGGGCATGTATATGCCTTACAGCGGAACATCTTGGACATCATCGTCTGACGAACGGTTAAAAACTGATCTTGTTCCCATTGAAAATGCCGCATCAAAAGTGTTAACGCTCCGTGCAGTTACTGGTCGGTTTAAGACCGACGAAGAAGGCACAAGCCGCTCATTTTTGATTGCACAGGATGTTCAAGCAGTGCTGCCGGAAGCGGTTGACGCAAGCAATCCAGACAAACTTGGCGTTCAATACACTGAAGTCATTCCACTCCTCGTTGCCGCCATCCAAGAACTCAAAGCCACAGTAGACGCCCAAGCTGCTGAAATCACCGCCATTAAAGCCAAGGTAGGAGTTTAAATGTATTCTAAAGAAAGGCTACCCCTATGGGAACATTAAACACACCACTATATCGTCGTGATTATAGCGGCGAAACCATCTCTTATGTAGAAGATGCTGTACAGAAGAGTATCTTTGTTACACCGAGAGATTTGCCGTATGATTGGAATAGCCGCAGCGCAGTTGTTCTTGGCAATGGTATTAGCAGACACGATCCTACTATTAAGTTAATTATAGATGCAAATAATCGTCGGGTTGCTGAAGGATACAAACTTACCTATGCTTGCAATGCCGCATATCGTGATACGCCTGCAGATTACTATGTAATTAAAAATAATATCTTTTTTAGTGATATTCCACTTGTTGATTATAACAAAATGTTTACATCAAACGACCATTGGCTAACATATCGTGATACAAACATGTTGCCAGGCAGTTATCATATGGATGCTGGTGCCAGTGCCGCATACCTTGCAGCATTTGATGGTGCGCAAAAAGTATTCTTGTTTGGATTTGATGGCACCGATGGTGTAACAAGCGAAAACATTTATGCGGATACCTTTGGCTATGAGTCTGCTGATTACATGGAAGATTTTCAAAAATTCAATGCATTTCTATATAATATCTGTTATGCATACAGTAGTACTCAATTTTATAGAGTTCGCACACAACACAGCAATGATTTTGATCCAATATTAAAATCACTCAATAATTATCGTGAAGTAAGCGTTCGTGACGCAATATTACTTGGTGATTTCTAATATTTGTTTTATAGTTTTTAGTTTGTCTTTTACTATATTAGATGAAAAACTGTTATACAAGCCAGGATGTAGCGGTTTTGGTGTATTGGTTAAATCACACCATGCATAGCCTTTGTGCTCACTGGAGAGTACAGGTATAAATTCGCTATCAGTTAACGTCACAAAGGTATGGTAACTAAAATGACCATCTGGACTATTAAAGTACTCAAGTGGAATTACTTTTTTAATAGGCGGTTCAAAGCCTAATTCTTCATTAATTTCACGAACCAATCCACCGTAAAGTGTTTCACCACTCTCTACGGTTCCGCCCACTAAACCCCATGTATTGCTGTAAGTATCTTGATCACGAAGTAGGAATAAACCACGTCCAGTTTTTACACTTATAAAAAGTGCGCCTACTGCGGTTAAATTACTATTGACCAATACCCTTCTGGGTACAGACCTTCCCAACTTTTTTGCCATTGATTTCCATTCCATGCATATTGAATACTACTAAAAGTGTTGGTAACATAACTTGCATTGCTGTTAGCATTAGGATGATAGGCTACTGCCCATGCACTGCCGTTGTATTGTATAATGTCATTTGCTTGTGCAGTTGTAATACTACTATTTGCATTTTGCCATGCTGCTGCACCATTTCCTAAACTTGCTCCGCCCATGTTATTAACTAGCAAGTATCGTTGTCCACTACTTGCTGCTGGCAATCCTGAACCAGGTCCATTTACCTGTGGATCAACAATCGCATTAACACTTGGTAGTATATTAGTAGGTATTGTAGCACTGTCTACATTAAAATGCAAGTTATTTGGATTAGTAGCATCATACGCAACCGTGCCAACAACCAATCGTTGGGTTGCGGCATTTGTCAAATACATCATACTATAATTTGCAATAATGTTGCCAAAACTTGCAATAGTTGATGCCCAAGGAATAGCATTTCCTAGTGTGGTTGGTATGTTAAAATTTGTATTATTAATTTCTGGACCACTGCGATTAAATAGTGCGACATTTCCATTATTGACTAACACCTGATAACCAGTGGGTGTAAAAAATTGACGATTGCCTAGTAAGTTTGTTTGATTAACGAGGCTTTGTTGGATATTGCCATTGCCATCATAAATGCTTGCAACCACACTTTGGATAACACCGAGACGTTTTAATTTTGCTGGTGTAGTGATCCAAATAGGCATCTCAAACGTAAACGTAGCAATATCAATTGGATCATCGCTGCCCACTGGAATGTTTCTTGTAGTCCAATTAGTATCTGTTAGCAAAATATAACTTAAACTAGTCCAATCCAAATAATTATCAGTACTTTGTATTTCCATATCAGGATTAAACTGACTGGCAATTTGTTCAAATATCTGCAATTTTTGATCAAAGTTTGAAGTCCATACTTCCATTTTTACTGTAAGTCTATATGGAGCAGGCATTAGTCGGTCTAAACTAAAAGTATTGCCTTGTTGGGTAGATGCATTTCCAGTGTGTGGGTCAACTGCACGTTGACGAAGCGCAGTTTTATCAATAAATCGTGGTTCTTGGATACGAGTTCTGTCATACTTTACATCAGTTATATAAACAACAATCATGGGAACATTGTTTAAATTGTTATCACTATTGTTACGTAATATGGCAGCAACCTGACGATTAGTATCGGCATAGCGGCATGGCACACGATAAAGAACCTGATTGCCATTAGCATCATTGCCGTACTGAACATACATATAACTGAATATTCGTACAAACTGATTCATAAAACGTCGTATTTGTTTATCGTAGAAAAAATCCACTTAATTATCCTAGTTTATCTGGTAGTATTTGTAGTAGGTTACTTAGTGTTTGCTTTTGTGGTATAACCGCACCATTAGCAAGCAGCGTTGTTTTATTATTGTTGATGAATGAACCAAGTTGTGTTGCATTAAGGTTGCCAGTAAGCGCAGTGCGTTGAACATCTTGTATGGCTACCCACTTTTGTCCATCATAACGAAATAGTCTATTTGGTAAGTAATCTGTGCGCAACACATATTGACCAACCGTTGGATTTAGCGGAAATTGAACATCTGTTGTCACTGGCAATCCATTTGGTGGTGTTGCGCTGCCTGTTAAATAACCTGGTATAGAAACAATAGGACTTACGCCATCTATTGCTGGTAATATATAAAGTGCATTTGTGCTGTATCCACTTTGTGGAACATCACTGTCTGCTTGAGCAACAACTGCATCATTAATTTCATTGTTTTTGTTGTAGGCACTAAGCAAATCACGAATAGTAGAATTAGTTTTAATATCACTCTTGCTGCCATCGGCTGCGTTCATATCAAGAATATCACGATACTCTTGCCCATCAACCATTGGCGCAACCTTGCAACGCCAGATGTGGTTCCACCATGTTTGGGCATAACCTTCGCTTGCACGAGTTGCTTCTTGCACAACATAGAATTTCTTTAGTGCTGCAGGCAGCGTTTCATCAAGTGGGTAATAATCACGAAGATGCGGCATCTCAAAAACATCGCCTGGTATAATCTTACGACCTAAATGAGCAACCATGTCATTGGTATGAAAGGTAATATATAGTGTATCTTGGTTTTGAAACAATCCGAACTGACTTAAGTTATAATCAATATCTTGAATTGTATAATGTCCACGCAATTCATATATGCTAGTATCATAAGAACGATCACGATTTTCTAGGAATAGCAAATCTTGAATATTTTTTTCACTTTGGTTTGCATATTGTGGCTGTGTTATATCAGCAGTTGCACCTACATCTTTTGGACCAAGATATTTGTGAATGTTAATACCTACACCACCAACAGTATACAGTTCGCTGATTCTGCGATCCTGCCACTTGTAGTCATTGGTATGGTCACTTCTGTATAAACTTAATCTTGGCATAATTGTTTCCCAATGATATTTATGGGAATTAAACTATTGTGTTTTTAACCAAGCAGGTTTAATAAAATTTTTAACGTGAGCATCTAGTGGGGTAGGTTCGCATGGTTGAATATATTTTGCGTTGGCATCTTCACTTAATATTTCTTCAACACGTGGATCGCTCCATGCTGTTGGAAAATCTAACAACTTACCAAGACTACGAATATAATGTTGACGATATAGATAAAGCAACTCTTGGCTAATGAATAGCGGAGGCTCTTCTAATTTATTCAACATAATCTGCATCATTCCCCATGTAGGACCACCACGCAGTCGTCGTTGTTGTAAATCTAAAATATTACGATCACGACCAATAATGGCAATTTCACTTTCTATACCCGCTGCTGCGAGTGCTGCTACAAACTCTTCTAACTTTGGAACTCTAGCAGTGAAATTTTCCATATAAGGGTTGCTTACGCTAGTAACTGCATATTGTTTGCCACCCATTATATCCACAGTAATTTTACTTG